AACGTGGTTATTTTCTAAAGAAAATTTATTGAATTACAACTAAGTCAGTTATTCCACAACCTGACGATGCAGCTTGAGAATGTATAAATCCCATATTAAATTGTTTGACTGTTTTAGTTTCACCAGCTTTAACAATCTCATAAATTACTCGGCTATTGCTGTCGATCTTTGTTTTACTATTAGAATAGTGCTCACACTCTACAGTGATATCTTTAATGTCATATTTACTGTTATTTGTAATTTTAAAATCTACTAGCATTACGTTATCAAAACCACCTTTTGACCAATCATAATCAAGTACAGTATTTTTTAATGCATCTTCTTTAGGTGACAATTCTCTAGTGCTACTTGATGAAGAAGATCCCTCTCCACCACCAGCAATAATACCAATAATAAATAGAATAACAAATCCTAGAAAGATCCATTTTAATAAGGAGCGTTTTTTAACTTTTGCTCCACAACTTGGACAATTTTTAGCTTGAGTACTAACTTGTGCCCCACACTCTTTACAATTTGTTAAAGCCATTGATTTATCCTTATAAAGTTTAATCAACAAACTTTAACCAACGCTTACAAATAATGCAAACAGGGCAGCCTCAACCACCCTGTGGAAAATTCGACAAAACTTCCAGCATATCGTCCTCGTCATCATCTGAAACGGTGATAGCTTGCGGAGTTTCATCAATTCCCGTAAATGCTTCCAAAATACGGCAAAGGCGCTGTATTCCAATATGCGCGGGAGGGTTACTTTGCTGATACGCACTTAATGCTCTTAATCTAGGCAGGTCCATTTCATTACGTACATAGTCGTAATCTTTACCTATCGTTAGTACTAAATGCGTGTACAGCTCCTCCCAGTTTATTCCCCCGAGCCACCTGCTGCGCTGTCATCATTCCCTTTAAGACCAGACACAGACATTACAGCTTCCATAACCTCAGTGAGTTGATCCATATAAATCATCTCTGCCACATCATCACGAGTGATATCCGGGTAATTTCGCTTAAGCGACTTAAACGCAACATCAATCACGGTACCCACATCATCGGGCTTAAATGCTTGAAGAGCTGGCAATAACTTTTCAACCGCACCAAGTGACAAAGGAGCAAATACAAATGGCTGACCATCAATAATAATTGTTGAGCCACGCGGGTTATCAACTTGCTTGAAATGCATTTGCTATTACTCCGATAAATCGATTTTAAAAACACGGTTAAGATCGTCAGCCATAGGCTGGAATTCAAACTCAGGAATATCGTAATCGTCCTGTTTTGAACTGAATCCAAGTTTGTTACTGGTACAACGGAAGAAATTCATGTGCATGAACTTACCTTTGTAGTCACGTTGAAGGTCAACGGCAAACTCTGGCGTATAACCCATATCTAGGTTTGAGACAGTGATTGACTTAGCACCCGCCACCATTGCTGAATAACGGAAGTTAATAAATACCGTTTTACCTGCATCGGCAGCAGCAAATGTATAAGTACCGGTTGCTGCATCTACACTGTATTGCCCTGTTGTTGGCGCTGAGGCTACACGCTTAAGTGGGATTGCTTTCGCATCCGTTACGCCTAGATCCTTTACGAATGTACCGATGTTAGGGACAACCGGAGTAACTGAACCACCAGCCGGAATCACTTCACCATTAATGGTTTGGGAAACCGTTTCGATTCCACCTTCAGCAACAACGCCACCAAAGAAAATGGAATTTAATAAGGTGCCGTTAATTCGCCCGAATGAAGCTTTACATTTAATGGTACCTTTACCGCGTGCAGCATCTACGGCGAACTGTCCACGACCGAAAAGTTCTTTTAAGTCATAGCTAATATCTACACCAACGGATTGCATTACCCCCACTTCAACTGGTGTGGGATTACTAATCGGTTGCCCGTATACATCTTGAATCGGTGTAGCAAAGATCTTGCCGGCACCAAATAAATATTGAGCCATTTATTTTGACCTCTCTAAAATGACAAAACCGCCATCGAGGCGGTCATAAAATGAATGTTTTGTTAATTAGTTGTGAGGATCCGGATAGGAATAATGGCAATCGCCTGATCATCCAGCATGTTTTCTACAGCTTCATATACTTCGATTGTGCCCTCGATCCAGCAATGCTCGACCAAACCACCTAAGGTTTGATATTCACTGAAATCCGGATGGTCTGGCTGAATAGCTTCACGTACACGATCGATGAAAATATTCATCTGTGATGATGGGGGCTTAGCTCTATCAGCCTCATGGATGTAGATATAAACTTCAGCAGCAAGTTCAACTTTTGAATCCATACCATGTACCGGTACTTCTTGCTGATTGCCTTGAGTGATAAATATGGCAGGCCGTTCATGAGGCAATACATTATTAAAGTGACGTAAACGGCGACTTACTGTTTTGAGCCCTTCTACCCTTGTACTTAACCGATCAAACAGCGCTTGATAAATTGCTTCACTATCCACCTGCTATACCTCGCTGAATTGCTGCATCAATATTTTTCGGCACAATCTTGGCCACGATATCCAGTGAATCACGCATGAACCGCAATTCTCTAAACCGAACATTCCTAGAATGGGCCTTAACATTGACCTGAACAGGTGAAATAGGTTGGCCAAACGCCTGTTTAATTGTCCTCAGGTGTGCTTTAACACCCAAAGCACCATTTAGACCAAACTCATGTGCAGGCGCATAAGGCACCAAAGCACCACCAGCTCCCACGGTTCCCTCAATGGAATCCTTATCCTCATCCACCTTTGATGAAACGGATCCACGCAAGCGGCCTGACTGAACTTTGAGTCGTTGGCCACTTAACATGTCTTCCTGAACAATCCGCTGTAAGCGCAAAGTAAGAGCGTTAACCGTGCGTCTTATTTCAAACCTAACGCGATTATTCATCTCATCAAAATTGACCTGAGCATCAACACGATAATCGCTCATAGCTTAATTACTCTTTAGCAGATGCTGCCGATTTCTTTGGCTCAACAACTTCAACATAACGCTCAAAACCTAAGGGCTTTAAAATATGGATAATGTCACTATCAGATTCTAAAACGCCGTTTTTGATATCTAGGTTTTGCCCGGCAATAACGAGTTTTGTTGGCTTATAACCTTCTGGTGCCTGATATTTAAAAGGCATGGGATTCTCCTATACAACAAAGGCACCAACGCCTAAACGATTAGGGTTTGTGCCTTCATCATCGATTGGAATGGAATTTTTTAACGCAAGATAGCGCTGGCCATACATGCTGAGATCATAGAAAGCTTCTTTCGATGATCGTGAATAACTCACACTTTGGCCCGCAATTGTCATACTTGAGGCAGTACCAAAAGCAGCACCATTGCCGCTTGAGATACCTACTTTAAGGATATGTGCTGCATATAGACCTACAGCACGTTCCTTTAATGCCCCGAACTCAATTTGAGAAACAATCAGATCCGCTTCTTCTAAAGCATCCTGAATTTTTGCATCTGGCAAAGACATTAAACTCGAATCAGTCGAGAACTTTTCACGAAACGTTTGTACGTCCATAGACTCACCTTATTCTTTAGCCTGAGCTAACTTAGCTTGTAACTGCTCAAGTGTTTCATCATCACTGAACGTTACTTCAAGCGCTGTTAATTCAGCTTTCACGGCGGCCAAAGCAGCTTCTTCTGCAGTTTTTGCCGCATCACCTGCTGAATCGTTTTGTTTACCGCCTTTACCACCACGACCACCTGTTTTACCCGTAGTTTTTGGCTCATCATCTGGGATTTCCTGAACTTCAAGTTCACCGATATCAATAAGATGTTTAGCAAACTTATTTTTACTGAGCTTCTTGTGTGCTTCTTCATCCACAAGAGTTGGGGAACCTGTAGGTAAAACAGCAATACCAGAAAAAACAAAAGCGGCCTGTAAGCCGCTATAAATATAAGAATATTTCATACTGTTTTAATCCTTACACGTGATCCAAGTAACGGAGAGAATCAACACGCTTCAACCATACGCCCTGATATTTGTAGTGACCAGGCACTTTAATATCCACACCAACTGGTTGAGCTGCCAAGAAAGTGACGTCATCACATTTCATTTGGATGCATGACGGGTCACGGCGGTAAATAATAGAACGGTCAGCACCTGCCGTACCTTTACCATTTGAACGACCTAAACCACGAATGGTTAACGGCTTACCTTGTGATGCGAAGATGTTATTTTCTTCAATGAATTTTAAGAATGTCTTTCCGCCAGAATCAGCAACTACACGAGTAGAAAGGTGTAAGTATTGATTTGATGCCATCAAATAAGTATCTGGCTGTACGGACACATCCCCATCAACAAGATCTTCAGCATCTGCCAAGCTTGCATTGAAGTCACTTAGTACTTCTTCAATGGTTGCGGTGGCCCAGTTATGTTGGGCTGTAACTATGGTTACACCCGTCTGATTTAAGAAGCCTTTAACTCCGGTAAGAGCATTGCCATACCAAGCAATGTTACTTAAGTGTTTTTCTGCAGCTAGACGAGCGGCCTCTACTTTATCTGCTTCAAGTGCTAAATTTAATTTTTGAGCTGCTTGTAACTCAAACACTGAATACATATAACTGATCGTGCCGACCTTCACTGGCAATTGAACAGTATCATATTCAACTTCAGCCAAGGGAATATCATTACCAGTTCCTGAATGATCTTTACCCATACCCACACCCTTCTTACGGCTTAGGATTTCTCCTCCGCCATATACGGCCTTGACAGGTTTAACAGGAATGTATTTGGCGTAATCCATCACTTGCTGAAGCTGAGGACCCATTTCGTTAAATTCTTCCAATTTAACGAATAACTGAGCTAATGCATCAATATTAAATGCATCCCCAATATTTGCCTGAACCATTTGAGCTACTGGTGTTAGACGTAGCTTCATTGCTGCCAATTTACTCATATTTATTATGCCCCACGTAAGCGAACAGCTGCTAAACCCTGTTCATTTGAAATTGTTTCCCAAGATGCGTTCGGTAACTCTGTACCGTCCAAAGCTGTTGGGGATAAAGAACCTAACGGCCCTGCTGTGGTGCCGTTAGCTGTTTTGACATATACCTTTGCGTTAATGTCAGTGACTGGTGCTGTGACCTTCACGTAAATCGAACCGATGGTCATAACTGGTGCTACATCTGTAGCTTTGTATGCCTCTTTACCATCAGCCGTTTTGCCTGACTTACCAACGCCGTGACGTACGATAATTCCAAACTTGGTGTTAGTTGCATCAGTTACCGCCGAAACTGTTTTTCCGTCAGTACTACGAACAACTACGTCACCATCGTTCACCAAACCGGTACCAGCTACAGGCAGGGATAAAATATCCTCTGGCCCAATGAGGTGAAACTTCATGCCGGGTGCAGCATCGTATTGCTTAACCATGATTTAAATCCTCTTAGATTTCTTTGTATGCGTTTTCTTTGCTGTAGGTCTTTTCTTCCCCACCGCCTGCTGGGTTGCCATCACCAGCTTTAACACTTTGCTGCTGGTGAAGCGCATCACCTACAGGATTAGAAGGATGAGTACCCTTCACAGCACAGAGTGCACGGAAAGTTGTGTCGATCTGCTCAGGTTTTGCATCACCTACTGATACGCTACCCATCAAAGCAGTTACTAAAGCATCACCGGCTTTGGCTGCAATCACATCCCGCTTGATTTGCTCACATGTGCAGCCTTCTGTTTTAACCGTTGGTACCAATGCTTTAGCATCGGCAATTACAGCAGCACGTTCTGCAGCAGCTTGTTCAAGCTTTTCAGGCGTCATCTGATTCTTTTCCAGATCACCTACTTTTTGCTCAAGAGCAGTTTTTTCGGAATGCAACTGATCTACAACCGCTTGAATTGCTTCAAGCTCATCACCGATTGAAAATTGCTTATCACCAACTTTAAGTTTTGCAGCCTTCATGTTTTCCAGCTGCTCTTGTTGCTGCTTTAATGCATCGGCCAAAGGCGTGTTATCGCCGATGTTAAAACGGATACCGTTTACAATTACTTCCATTGTTTTATTCCCCTTTGGTGGAGTTTGCTGTTTGTCACCGATGCGGCAATCACCACCACAACGGCCATATTTAACGAGTGCTACGTGATTGCCAATAAAATTGATAAATTTGGCTTGATACGGCGTGCCATCTGGCGCCGTACCCTGCTCAACGATTAATAAGGCTCCATAGCCAAGCGACATTTCTAGCCGCTCGTTGCTTTGGATCAGATCAATGCTGATCTTGTCTTTAATGAGCAAATCACCCACCAGATAATCGCCTTCCTGTCGAACGTTCTCACAATATCCAATGTGATAATCCTTCCAGTTAGATGCATTAATTTCATTCTTGGGCGGGTGATAGTCAGTAGCGTCTACACCATTAAAGCTTTGAATAGCCTCAGGCTTAAAAAGCTCCTCTGGTGGCGTATAGACATTGATGACTTGATCAGCGGTATAACCTTCAAGTGATGGAAACTCATAGGCGTAGTACTGACGAACCTGAGGCGCTTTAGCTAAGCGAACATTGACGCATTTCAGATACCCTTCTTTGGTAAATGAGCGTGTCGATTCACTTGGCGCAAAGTCACCTACCTTGAAGAGGTAAATGTTTTTCATAAATTGCGCTCAATAAAAAACCCACCGATTGGTGGGTTAAATTTAAAATGCTTAAATCATGTTTTTTTATTCATAATTTAAAGTAAATCTATGTCCAGTTTCTTTAATTTTATAAACAAACCTTTGATTAACATCATCCATTTCTAAGCCTATAGTGGCTATTTCAGTTATTCTTTTCTGAGGATCAGCTTCTAAAATTTGATCAATATTCATAGAAATTTCGAGAAATGCATTCTCAAAGGTAATTAAGATCCTCTGAACATTTGTAATAGCTTCAATGGGTGAACCATTAGCTACAACACCAAAACCGGGGGCGTGATATTCTGTCCCGTCCTGAACTTTTACAGTTGTATTAGCGTTCTTTTTTCTTAATATTTTATATTGCTCTTCTGTTAATGGCTCGCTAGTTGATTCACTTTTAAAGCTAATAAGAAGATTAGGCCAATTATTATGAATAGTTTCAATGATATCTATCTCACACCAATCACCATGTGAGAAAAATCCAATAATATGCGCCTCAGTATTAGAAAAAAGAATAAATAATAAATCCGACGTTCTTTCCATATACCCATCACTTTCCACAACATTACCTAAATGAAAATGCTGGATTCTCCAATGAGATAACATATCATCATTATAATCTAGCTTTTTAAGGTTTCTGCTTTGATATTTATTTAAAGAGTTTCCTTTTTCTATATCTAAAATAATTTTTTGATAAGCACCTAAATGTTCAGCAGGTATGACTAAATTTTGAGGTTCAATCACCTCTCTCGGTTGAGCGTTAATAATTCTGTACTTATAACGTTGATATAAATGAATTGGTCCATTTGTTCCAGCCTTATAATTACCAAACTCACTAACTAATTTTTTATGACAGTAATCTTCGTAATCTTTTAAAATTTCATTTTTAATTTCCATTACCCCACCTTAAGAAAATGATTAAATAAAATTTAATTACCAAGTTATTAAAATCTCATAAAGTAATTAAATTAATCAATCAAAATATCCTCATAGTTAGGCAAAGCCGTGCAACGACAACGGATAGGCTGTCCGGGATGTCCTCCATCTGGTGGTGAATCCCATCTAAATGTCTTGCCTTGCTTATGTTGGTGGTCTGGCCGCACTCGCTCGTCTTTGGCCGTTTGCCATGTGTATGTCTCAACACCCATCGAAAGCTGTCTGGCTCGGTTAATTTGGCCGTTAATCTTGCCCATCTGATCACTAGCAATAAGACGTGCACGATAATCAGTAGATAGTCCTAATTGCTTAATAGCTTTGGCTAACTCTTCATTTGTTTGTCCAGTCTGCAAAGCATTGGTAATTAGTACCTCAAGCTTATCGGCGTATTGCTGCGGAATAGACTTAATCAAACTGACATTAGCCGTAATGTTTAGATCTACCTCATCCTGAATATCAGCAGCTCGATAGAATGGCGTAAGATCCACACCAATAATTGTTTTGGTGTGCTCTGCAATTTGCTTGTCCACTTCCTTTTGGGTATCTGTCACAACCTTTGTGGCCAACGGGCGGGAAATCTCAACAACATACTTTGTGAGCTTTTCCCTAAACGCCGTCATCATGTCAGAAAACCAAGCATCACCGATGTTCTGGCCAACCGTTGGAATAACAAGATCCTTGGTTTGTTCCTGACAGTATTTAGATATAGCCAGCAATTGCCTTGTGTAATAAAGCTCTACACGGCGATTTACGTGCACGGCTCTAGGCTTAGAAGCTTTACGCCCTTTCTTATGTTTCTTCGCTTGCTGGAGGTGTGGTTTCAGGATCTGAATTATCGTCGTCATCTGGCTTCACCATTATTTCAAGCTCTTTGATATGTTCTTCATCAATTACTGAATAAACACCGTCAATGAGTAGCTGCCGTGCTATCTGTGGCTCTGTAATAATGCCCATCTCTAAATATTTAGCATCCCGTTCAGCGTTAGTTTTCTCAACCTCAGAACGGACTTTAGCGTCTAATTGCCAGAGTGGATTGAATACAACATCTAAGCTTGGAATCTGACGTCCAAATGTAGCTTGAACAATTACTCTTAAAAGCTTCATCATGAATGGCTTTAAGGACCATATTTGCTTAGTAGCAATACTGTCGTAATAGTTCCGAGTGTCGTGCTCACCAGTTGCATTCATACCTGCCGGTGATTGCCCGAATAAAATTGTATATGGCATATCGGCAGCACCAGCAGCTTGAATTGAGAATTCACGCATAAGATCAGGCAAGCCACCAAAGCTATAAGATTTAGAGTCATACTCTTCATCTTTATCCAATACGAGCATACCGTTAAGCCCTTTCAGCAAACCAACACTTAGAAAACGTTCAGCAACTGATTTCATGTCTTCTTTGATCTTCTCAACCAAGTCTGGCGTTCTAATCACATCAATTTTTGATTCATGTACAAGACTTGCTGAGGCTTTCTTAACGGCGGCATGATCAAGCAGGTCTTCATAAACTTCCTGTAAAACACTTACAGGTTCTTCATTAACTACATCTGCATGGCCAAACTTATGTAAGCGTGTATGGTGGATCCTTTGC